CCCGTATGCATCCAACCCAAGGGCTAATGACTTGGCTGTGGACAAGGTAGCCGGATCTATCAAGGAGTATGGGTTCAGGCAACCCATTGTCGTTGATAAAGATATGGTGATTGTAGTGGGCCATACCCGACATAAAGCTGCAAGGCAACTTGGTATGACCGAGGTGCCGGTCCATATCATGGAGAACAAGACACGGGATCAGATCAAGGCATACCGGTTGATGGACAATAAATCGAATGAGGAAGCGTCCTGGGACGATGATCTATTGAAACTAGAACTTGAAAGTTTGAGTGATGCCGACTTTGATCTGGACTTGACCGGATTTAACGAGGATTTTCTCTCGGCACTCGATGAAGAAAAAGATAATCACGATGACTACGGTGAACCGGGGAGCCTAGCTAAAAAGTTTCTTGTGCCTCCCTTCTCGGTACTCGATACACGCTTAGGTTACTGGCAGAACAGGAAGCGCTCTTGGGTAAGCCTTGGTATTGAATCCGAGATCGGACGTGACGAGAACTTACTCAAGGGTGACATCTTCAACGGTAACTGGCAAAAGAAAACGTATGGCGAAGATACAAGTAAGTTTGGCGCTCAAACACTGAAAGGCTCCAGTGTGTTTGATCCCGTTCTTTGTGAACTTATTTACCTTTGGTTCTCTTCGCAGGGAAGCACGGTGGTTGACCCGTTCGCCGGTGGCAGTGTGCGTGGCATTGTCGCTTCAAAGCTCGGACGAAACTATATCGGCATGGACCTGAGAAAAGAGCAGATAGAAGCCAATGAAAAGCAGGCAGGGACTATCTGCAAGGACAACATGCCGATCTGGGAGGTTGGCGACAGCAAAAACATCGACACGCTTGACAAAGAAGCCGACCTCATATTTTCCTGCCCGCCCTACCACGACCTTGAAGTGTATTCAGAAGAAACAGACGACTTGAGCAATATGGATTATGAAACCTTCCTGACGGCGTACAGGGAGATCATTAAAAAATCAGTGAACATGCTCAAGGACAACCGTTTTGCATGTTTCGTGGTGACTGAAATACGGGACAAAAAGACAGGTCTTTGTAAAAACTTTGTGCGTGAAACGGTGTCCGCGTTTAAAGATGCTGGCGCCATACTTTATAACGATGCCATTTTAGTAAACGTTGCAGGAAGTCTTCCGCTTCGAACTAAAAACGGGTTTGTTAAATCAAGAAAGCTCGGACGCATGCACCAGAACGTTTTAATTTTTGTTAAGGGCGACCCAGTAAAAGCAACGGAGGAAGCCGGGTACGTTGAAGTCACTGATCTTGAAGAAATGTTTGGAGAAACCAATGAACTTGCCGAAGGTTGAACTGATTGAAGGTGTTCATGTTGTTAGAGACGACCTGATACAGGGAGGGACCAAGCAACGGGTTATCCCTGGACTCCTTAAGGGAAGTGATGAGTTTGTCTACGCTTCCCCTGCTTACGGGTATGCGCAGGTGGCCTTAGCTTATTCCTGCCAGAGCATCGGTAAACAGGCAACGATATTTACCGCAAAGAGAAACAAGCTTCATCCGTTGACGTTAAAAGCGAAACAGGCTGGCGCAAAGGTTGTACTTATTAAACCCGGCTACCTGTCAAACGTGCAGGCGAAGGCACGGGCTTATTGCGATTTTACCGGGGCCTCTTATTTGCCTTTTGGGTTAAACGATGAACGGTTTGTTCAGGCGATAGCAGATGTTGCCAGGCAAGTAAAACAAAACCCCAGTGAAGTCTGGACCGTAGCAGGATCCGGTGTTTTAACTCGCGCCTTGCAAATACGCTGGCCAAACGCAAAGTTCTTTGCCGTGCAGATCGGCAAGGACCCGAAGGTAGGCCGGGCGGTTTTATATAAAGCACCGGAAAAGTTTGAGGAAGACGCGAAGGTAAGACCACCCTTCCCTTCGTGTCTTAACTATGACGCAAAAGCATGGCGGTTCATAAAACAGTATGCGGGTAAAAACGCTTTGTTCTGGAACGTAGCAGGATGAACGGTTTAAAGATACCTGGCTATCAAAGCATCCCGGCCTTTATCTTTCAATACGGCGATATTGAATCCGAGTTGCTCGTACGAACCGGGGTTCACATATGCCTGATGTCCACGCTGGATATCGTTTTTGTGTTCATCAAGGCGGGGGAACTTTGAGGCCATGGATAACGCTCTTTTCCAATCGTCTTTTGCCATCAGCTTCTTGAGTTTTGAGATCTTGGTTTCCATGGCTGGAGACCATACCAAGACGTCTAAAAATGGCGAGCAGAACTTCGTGAGAATGGCGAGATAATTACCAATGGCTGACCAAAAATGTACCAGCTGAAATTATTCAAGAACAGTGGAAGAACAGTGAGAAATGACAAAATTCTCCAAGGAAAAACATTATGAAAAAAAGTGAAAGAACACCGGAAGAACACCGGGGATCGTCTAATTTAACACCCCCATTTAAATCCGGAAAATCCGGTAATCCCAAGGGCCGACCCAAAGGTGCAAAAGACGGATTGCGTGCTCGTCTAAACCGGATACTTGATAAAAACGCGCGACCCGAGATTCTGGAGCTACTCAAGAAAAGAGGCGTCAACCTATCAAGCAAATCTAATAGTGCGGTCATAGCCTTTGCGCTTATCAAAGCAGCGCAAGCGGGAGATGTCAGCGCCATCAGGCTTATCTTTGACCAGACTGAAATGCCACTACCTAAACAGGTAGAGCTTTCAGGGTCGTTGACTCTAACGGAAGAACAGAAACGCAAAATAGCAGAGGAATATCTTAGATGACGGCAAACGAACAGTTTTTCATAGAGGCCGCGAGGGAGAAAATCCTCTCTTACTCTGTGCTCCAGTGGGGTGCCTATACGCCTGCCCGTCATCATCGGCTAATCTCCGGACATCTTGAAAAGGTTGAATCTGGGGTTATCGACCGACTGATGATCTTCATGCCTCCGAGACACGGCAAAACCATGTTGGCGTCTGAGTATTTTCCGGCATGGTTCATGGGTAGAAACCCGGATAAGGAGGTTATCGCCATTACCTACTCGCAAGAAAGAGCCAATGATATCGGACGAAAGGTACGTAACCAGATGATCGACTCGCTGCACCCAAAGATATTCTCTGAATGCGCTATCTCTCCAGATAGCACATCGATGCACAGGTTCAATACCATCCAGGGCGGAAGCTATTTTGGTGTAGGGATAGGTGGCCCGATCACAGGACGTGGCGCACATCTTCTTTTAATAGACGACCCTGTAAAAAACAGGGAAGAAGCCGAAAGCGAAACAAAGCGTAGAGGTATCAAGGACTGGTACGTCTCAACGGCTTATCCACGGTTGATGCCGGGTGGGGCGATCATAGTAATCCAGACACGCTGGCATGAGGACGATCTCGCAGGTTGGTTGTTGAATGAACATATCCATGAGAACTGGACCATCTTAAACCTACCGGCAATAGCGGAGTCTAATGATTCTATCAAGCGCGAAACCGGGCAAGCGTTATGGCCGGAGTTCTACCCATTAAAACGCCTTGAAGAAATTAAACAGACCATAGGATCACGAGACTGGTCCGCCCTGTACCAACAAAGACCGGCACCCCAGGAAGGAAGCATCATCAAACACGAATGGTTCATGCGTTACAGGACTGAACCACGGTTTGATCGTATCGTTATTAGTCTCGATACCGCCTACAAGGCAAAAGAGATTAATGATCCCTCCGTATGCACGGTATGGGGAGAAACCGATAAAGGGTTTTACCTCTTACATGTATGGAGAGACCGGGTGGAATACCCCACCCTAAAAAGCCATGTACTTTCATTAACCGAACAATGGAAACCCAATACCGTACTGATTGAAGATAAAGCCAGTGGTCAATCATTGATTCAGGACCTGTTGAACCATACACGGCTCCCTATCATCCCGGTTACCCCGCAGGGAGATAAGGTAATAAGAACCAATGCCGTTTCCTCCTTGTTTGAAGCAAGGAGGGTGTATTTACCTGAATCAGCCTCATGGCTTATCGATTATGAAACCGAACTGATCACCT